CGTACTGTTATATATTTTTACTACGTACTGTTATATATTTTTACTACGTACTGTTATATATTTTTACTACGTACTGTTGTTTTCTGGTGGTGGAGTGGATTCTATTTCGTGGTACATCATATATTGTGTTGTTGTGTCATCGTGTTCTCCTATATATGTGTAGTGCCACAGAACGGCTATTACTATATATGTGGTGCTGCCATGTGTTGCCCACTATCCGCTACAGCGTGGCCTCTATATATGTAGTGGTGGTGCGTGGTGGTGGTGATCCCGCCCACTATATATGTACGTGGTGAGTGGTGGTGCGGTACTTTTACTGATGCCTCAACTGACCCGCCCTATATAGGAAAATGGGCTATAGTAATAACTCATCACATTGTTTCAGTAGTCCCGCCCTTTGTGGATGCGCTTATGGGGCGTAAAAGGAAAACGCGCTCGTGTGATATTTTTTAATCCATATTGGAGAGAACTATGAACACCCAACTGCACCCGCTTTCTTACGGTCTCAATATCGTACGCGCTGGGGCGCACCCGTCTTTTCACAACGTACTTCGCAAGGTGCCGCACCACGGGATACACCACGTGTTCAGCGGTTTCATGGACGACTTCGGTATGCTGTCCCCTATAGACTACTCGAAGCTTGCCCTTCTTCTGCGCAAAGAGGAGATATAACATGGCCCTCGCTTTTGTGATTACGCAGGGGGCGAATGTGACACGCACTGCCCGAATCTCTTACGACAGCGAATTCGACGAGTATCTCGTGAAGTTCTATGTGCGCGGTGTGCGGAAGGAGCACGCGGATTACTTCACCCCTGACAAGTGCGATGCACTGGACACAGCGAAGTATTGGTGCAATCAGATGGACACCGTGATCGTGGAGGAGACCGGAGAAGAAATCTTTTTGTGAGTATTGACCCGCCCCGGCTGTCGGCAGAAGATGGTCGGGTAGTTTTTGAAATCAATTTCAATTTACTAAGGAGAGACACCGTGGCAAAGACATTCAAGGATTCCAAGGCAGCGCGTGACGCACAACAAGACCGTCTGCAGCGTGAGCGCAAGCAGAACAAGGCGCGTGGGCGGAATACTGAACAGACCCTTTGGAAGCGTATGTGCGGAGAAGAACTTCTTTCGGTGGCATAAGGAGCATATAGTGAATAACGTAACCCATATCGTGTCCTCCCTCTGGATCGAGTACTACGTCGCTGGCGTATGGCAGATGACTGCCCTGCCCGGTGCCTATATCCCGAAGAGGATTGCACTGGACCCTGCCCTGACGGTCAAGATGGCTGTCCGTATGGAGGAGGTTGATGATGCGGGACCTGTAGAGGGCGGTGAGGGTTTTTTCCTTCCGCTGATGTAGTAAGATAATTACTCGCAGTTCAATCCATAAAGGAGAACAGTATGAAACCTGCAATCGTGAAATTCAGCCTAAGTAGTATTCGCTACGCTCTGAAGTCACATCGCCCCATCGTGGTCTTCTGCTGACAAACCGCCCCGGTACCTGCCGGGGTACTATATTCTTTCGCAGTCCAACAATGGAGAAACAAATGAAAACAACGTTTGAACGTGTCGGTGATGCTATGGCGTATCTGGAGAGCGCGGGAGTGGCTGACCAATTCAATACTACCGAAAGTCACGACATCGCTGGGTATCTGTCTTCCGAGGAGCCGGGCGCTGACCCGCGTGCCGTCATCCACGAAAGCGTCAATGGCGTATCTGTCGAGTATCGTGCCGATGTAGCGTAGTTTGCGGGGGAGGCCACGTGCTTCCCCTTCCTATATATGTGCGAGGTGGTGCCACGTGTTGTTCATTACTACGTAACGTTGTGCTGGTGTATCGTGGTGGTGCTGAGTGCTGGTGGAAGTCTCCCTGTCTGGTCGCCGGTCGAGTGTCTGGAAGGGGCAGGGAATGTGGCACGCACGGAGCAGGAAAACGGTATAGAATGACTACTCCTCACTTCATATAGAAAGGGTTTCAAAATGAATAACGCTAAACCTATCGGCGGAGAAAAAGCACGCCACATTGATATCGGCAGTCTAGTTAACACCGATAGCGCTCCTCTTCTTATCAAGGTCTACACTAGCGGAGAGGAGTTCGGCTGGATGGCAAACGATAACACGGAATGGTTCAATGGCTTTGATTCCGTTGGCTCGGCAATCGATCACGCAATTGAATACTACTCGGCATAGAGGGCGGGTAGATAGTAGGGGCTTCGGTCCCTTTTCTTTTTATCTGGGTACCTGCTGCTACAGCCCTGCTATTACCTGATGGCTGGTGTAGTGCCATGTGATATTCAGTACTGTACAGTGGTGGTGTTCGCTCGCGGGGGGCGGAAAACTCAAAACGCATGAAAACCCATGAAACCCAGTAACGGCAAGGCACATGCGCAGGAAGGCTACAGGAAGGCCCTACATTCAACGCAAGCGCTACAGGAAGGCCAGCGTATAGGGAAGGATAGAAAAGCGCCTATACGTCGATTCTATGCGTTTTAGGGCTATATCCTTACATGGCAAGCGTTACAACGTAGCGTAAAATTTTTTGCAATTAACTTCAAAAAAAACTTGCAAGGAAGGAAAAGCCGTCTACAATAGTAAACGTCAACGGCGCACTTCTACGTTGTTGATAGCGCAATGCCGCGCAATTCCATAAAGGATGCAAGCCATGAAAACCGCTAATATCGTTTCCAAGTCTTCCAAGTCTTCCGATACGTCCGTAAACTCTTTCGATGCTTATGTAAGCAAGCTAGATACTACGCAACAAAAAGTAATGCGCGCCATTCACGCGGAAAAGCAAGCGAAAGGCGCAACAAAGGAAGAAACCAAAAAAGGAATTTTCAAACTCGTTGCCGGTACCATTGTTAAAATTGAGAATAAGATGCTTAAAAAGGCAATCGATTATCATTGCAAGCAAGGAAACCTTGCAAAGGTTGAAACGGGCGTCAAATTGACGGCACAAGGCGCTAACAGATGGACAACGGAAAGAGTTAGCAATGATCCGGCACAATTCAACGAAATTGCAAAGGCTCTTCATAGTAGCGGCGAGTTCTATAAAGCTTGGAATCGCCAACCTGCGACGAAAGTAAACAAAGATATACGCTTTCCTAACCCCATTTTTTGGGGCAGCTTCGCACGTACCGAAATGCGTCAGGCATTCGCCGCAATCTTTGCAAAATAAACACGTAGCAAGAAAGCCGGGAAATCCGGCTTTTTTCTTGAGTAAAAAAATCGGGCATAGAAAATGCTTTATTTTTTATAGCACTGGTGCTGTAGCGTTTTGGAACGTATTGAACTTTATAGTCAGACCTATCAAATTTTTCCTTAATGCTTTCCTTGAGTCGGCATAGGTCGGCAGTTTGGTCGGCATAGGTATAGCACTTTTTTGGAAAGAGGGGCAATCGGGAGCAAGTCTCGATATCGCGCATCTACTATGTTTTCTGGCTATTGCATACATATCAGATTCTTTGTACAATGCGTCTTAGTTTTAGATCGTTGTATCTAACGTATTTACCTTGCGCTGAGGGGGAGAAAAAAGGGTGGTTGTCTTGAGGCCCTAGGGGCGTTGCTCCCTCTTTGCTTATTGGCTATTTGAAATTGATTTCAAAAGCAGGCGCGGGTTTTTTATAGGAGGGCGTAAGTATGAGTGGTTATTTGCTTTTTAGTAGAACGGGCAATGCGGCGTTCGATAATGTCTTATCGACGATTGAACAGGCCGGGGATGTCTTTCACAGTACAGTCGAGTGGGGGGAGGCGAGGGATTGGCTTGAGGGTTCTTCCTATACAGACAGGATCGACGAGGCGATTTGTGCGGCGGCGAAACAACTAGGGCAGGAAAGAAACAAACTGGAATCCGGGGTTTCACCGTTGCCACGTAACTATGGGGACTCTGATAGCGAAATGCTTATTGCCGAGCGTGATCTAGGCGTTCGACAGTGCGATGGGTATGCGTCCCTTGCTAAAGAACTCCGTGAGGAAATTGCGCGTAAGGATAGGGTGATTGCCTATTTGAGGCTAGAGACAAAAGCCTCCGTCGACGGGCCTGCGGCAGGTCTGCGAAGGGCGGCAGAAGCAGCCATTAACTTTCGTTCCGCTCGTGACGCTCTCGAAGTAGAGAGAATTGAGCTGTTGAATGATCTGGACAGGGTTATGGATACCGTCAAGTATCTAGTAGGGATCGCGGAGCGTGGAACGGGCACTAGCCTGCCGGATAACCAAACAGCCGAAGCGTTTGTTCTATCCTACGTGAAGCACCTCGAAGCAGAGAACGAGAGTCTGCGGGGGGCGTTGAGAAAGGCTAACCCAGCCATTGTAAGACTTTATGGGTGCTACCCGCCGCCATACAGAAATGACGCGGAGTCGGTGATGGTCAGGGAAGCACTGGAAGCAATCGACGCCACCATGAAGGGGATGAAATGAGCTATCTGGAAAGGGGACGAGAATGAACACACGTCTAGTGTCCGCGTTTTACGAGAGCGAAAGCCAGACGTATCTTCCAGAAGGCGTTGCCCCGTTTGCCTCGCTTTCCTCAAAAGAAAAGACCGCTGTGCGAAACCTATGGGCGACAATGCGCCCGTTTGAGGCAGCGGCGGAGGATCTTTACGATACGCTACGCGTCATTGAAAAAGAGCCTGAGAATGCCTGCTATCTTGCTAGGGAAGTGATGAAGCGTTGGGGTGGGTTGATAGAAGGCAAGGCGACGGAGGGATAAACAAAATGAAAATTGAAGAAATCGCGCTGGACGTGGCGAGCAGCATCAATCCGAAGAACTGGTACGACAACGAATACACAGTCGAATTCGCCAAAGCCCTCCTGTCTCGTGTGGATGAGGAAAGGACGAAGGCTGGCTGGAAGCCTATGCCGATTGCGCTGACTGAAGAAATGAGTGCGGTTATCCGCAACGAGCATACGGTTTATAGCACTGAAGATGAACTGTATGCCGCAATGCTCTCAGCAGCGCCGGAGATGCCGAAATGATTACGCGCACAGAACCCTGTTGTCACAAGAACGGGTGGTACGCCACTGTTCGATTCTGGATATTCCGCAAGCGCGTATTCGTTTGTTCGGACGGTGGCGCTTGTTTGGAGGTGGCGAAATGACCACAGGTGAAGAAGCGATTATGCTGGCGAGAGAAGTCGCAGACCCACAGTCAATCGATCCTGTTGGAATACACGAAAGCAGTGTGTATCTGTCTATCGGCGAGTTAATCAACCTCATCGACCTCGCCAAGCAGAAGGAGAACGAGGCTTGCGTGGCGATATGTGCAGAGCTTGTGAACAACGAGGAAAACACCGATGAATACCAATCCGGCGCTGCATGGTGCGGCTGGAAAATCAGTGCGAGGATGAAGCCATGAAAAAACGCGATCTAGTCCTACATTGCTCAATGTGCGGCAAGACTTTCCGCAAAGACGATGCCCCGGAATGTGGCGGCACATTTTCCGGTGAGAAGATTTGTCGGGCGGGTCTTCTGAAACGGGAACTCGATGAGCGATTTGAAAAGGAGACCAAGTATTGCCGACGCTATCCGCGCAATGGCGAACTAATGGAAACCTACAAGAACTGGCTACGAAACGCCTACGAGTATTACTGGGGCGAAGGCTATACCACTATGACAGACCACGAGTGGGACGCCCTTGCCCGTCAATTCGCGGAACGCTCGGAAGAGTTTGATGAGTTGCGGGGCCGGGACTACGACGGCGGCTCGCTATTCTGGATGAAGAGGGGTGACTACCCGGAGTGGGCAAAGACTATGAACGAAGCGAAGGGGTAGTCATGTGGTTCTTCTTTCCACTAGCTGCTTTGGTATTATTAGGTTTCGCCCTATGGCTTTGGGTTCGAGAGACGTTAGCGCGTATAGGGAATGACTGGGATAGATAGGAGGAATACTATGGAACGTAGGCGTATGCAGATGCACGGGGCACTGAGCGTAACCGTCGCCCTTGGTCTAACGCTATTGGCGCTGATCTGCGTAGGGGCTGTCTCCCTACTATTTGACGGTGGGCACAGGGTCATTGTTGTTGCGGTGCTTTGCCTTGTTATTGCTTTCGTAATGACGCATTGGCTCGACAAAAATGGTTACTAGAAGGGTGCGTATTCGCCGTGGGTCGGTTCCTTTGGAGGAGAAGGAGGAAGGGCCGAAATTCTCTCCCGGTGATCTTGTCTTCTTTGCGCCGGAGACGACCGTCTTTAAGAGACTCTTCCAAGTGCGGGAGATGCCGGACGAAAACGTATATACGATTGTCCGACTGACGGATGACAAGGTGCTTGTTGTCGATGAGAACGACCTATCTCCGGTAACAGAGGCGTGGATGCGGATGATTCGGGCGAAGATGGTCTATAACCTATCAACCGTGCAGGAATGGTTCGACACGCACATAGAGGCGGACGCTACCGGTGATAGAACGAATGGCCTTCTCAAGGACGCTGGCGGTAGTGACAACGATAGACTATTCCGTTCTGAGAGCGCAGTATCGGCTTTGGCTAGCACACTGGCCCTCGCGGGTGCCATGACAGGTCGAATGTCCGGGGCGGTGCTGAACCCCTCCAATGCCCCGCGAGGGCTGCCCGGTGGCGCAACGGTACCGGAGGTGGGCTATACAGAAGGGGACGACAGCCGTAATTACGGTAGCCGATAGTACCGGGGCAGTGCTCCGAGCAAAACGGTACATTTGAAATTGATTTCAAAAGGAGGATGGTAAATGGGACACGGGCACGTATTACCGAATGAGGATGGATCGAAAGCACGCTGCGGAGGGCCGGGATTTTGCCCTGTATGCAATAAAGAGCTTGTGCAAAAATTTCGTATGACTTCTACCCTCCCTCCGTGGAAGGCACTAACGGATGTCTGTCTACTGTCTATTATTCGCAAGTTTCTGCTAGAAGCAGGGCACGGTGCCCTTGACATGCGCAAGGAGGAAAACCTACTGTCTCTAGTGCGTACTGTGGTAGAGACACCCGCCGCACATCCTCCTTCTGACGAAACCCGTGAAAAAGCGGAGAAGTGGGATGCGTACCAAGCTAGGAAGAGTACGCTACGCGCTGCGGGTTTTGGTACCCGTCCTCTTCGTAACGACCATGTGTGTGACCACGTCTACGGTGTCGCCGTCCATGAAGAAGAACTTTACTTTTTACGGGAGACGGCCATAGAGAGTGAGAAGGCCCGTCTTGCCGAGAACTATAAAACATGGGCCGCTGGGAAGTACGCCTTGGAGGTGGTCAAGGTATATAGGCGTAATTGGCTCCCTCTGCAACACTTGCTAGAATACTACACGCTATTTCGCTACTGCCCTTGCTGTGGCGTAGCCTTGCCTGTACTCAGTGGCGCGTCAGTCTATGACCCGCCTATCGAGGGCGCTGCAGGCATAGGGGTCTCTTCGGAGCAAAGGCCATGAACGGTAGTACAGTGCCGCTCTGCGTGGCCGATTCCTCAATGGTCCTGCTAATAGACCCAAACCTTGAGCACGCGAGGGCACGCGCTGGCTTCCCTTTGGTCCTTACGCATGGTAAAGGGTGGGAGTCGTACCCTTGCCCCTTTAGTTATGCAAGCTTCGACACGCACCCAGATACTACGCGCTGCTACGACGCCGCTATGGAGACGGCAGAGAGGTACCCCCTACGGTACGTGGAGGGTTTCCTTCTTTGCTGGGTAGAAGGGCCAGACACTCCGTATATACAACCTCTTGCGCACGCATGGTGCGTGGATTCAGCCAGCTACGTAGTGGATTCTGTACTACATAAGAACCAGAACCACCCCTCTCTTAGGTACGTGGGGCTACCTATAAAGAAGGAGTACTCAAGGGACTGGCACCGTAGGGTAGGGTATTACGGTTGCCTAGATGGTGACGTTAAGGGGCGGCGTATAGGTCCCTACTATGAGGACCCGTCGCTATGGCTAGACCTCTAGATATCGAGGGTTTAGTCGCCTGTACGTCGCGTGAAATCGTACTGCACCCTAAGTGCGGCTTGACCTTTGACGCGTTTAACGGCGACTATGATTGTTCGTACCACACAACACTTTGTTGCGATGACTGTAAGTACGGAGCGGGGCGTAAGGACCCAGAGGCAAAGTGCAACCGGCCCGAGGAGAAACGGAATGCACCAAGCGGGTAGGGGCATGCGGCACTGTCCTAGAACGGTGTACTTGTGAGATAATTGATGACTGGGGGATAGTACGCACCCTTGAGCACTTTATCAGTGAGGCGAATAGCCCTATAGGAGAGAAGCATGCTGAAGAGATATCGAAAGTGGCGGCAGAAGTTGAGTGCCGAGATACAGGCTGCACAGTACAGTAACGGGTACGCGTACGCTGCAGGTAAGCTACTACGCAGTAACGGTAGCATCGAGTGTATTACGCGACTTGAGATGAAAGCCCTAGGGTGGGAGGATTTTCACGCGTTTGATAGGGGGATAGTGGCGGCACTTGCTGCATGGCGCTCCTTGCTTAAGGTTAGCGACCCCTGCGCAGACGGCAATCTTTGCAATCGATTGCAAATTGCACAGAATAGAATGAACCATGTACGAACCTTGCTTAGCCTGCACCTGCAGGCTGCGCCAGAAGGCAACGGCTACGTGCAGGAGGCAGCAGACCTACTTGCGGCAGGCGTATGTACTGGCTTTACTAAAGCAGCAGAGAGTGTGTAGTAATAGGATTACGGTATCTTAGAAGGTGCGCGGTGGTTGTCTCAAGGGAGCGCACTAATGGATACCATTAAAGAGTTCCTACAATAGCGAGGTGTACAGTATGAAAGCGATGGATTGTGGAAAGTATGACGAACTATTCACGCATATCGACCCTGACGATGGTCATGTAACTCATTTCAATGCCACGCGTATCAAAGATGCGCTGCCTACACTACTACTCAGCGGTAGCGCCGAGCTGCTTACTGTAGAGATCGACCCTGCCTTTATCACGTACATCATCCAGCATCGCGGGATAGAACCGTGGAAGGTGGAGAGGCTTGTGGCTCCGTACCTAAATGAGCCTATCATAGGGGTGCAGATGCCCGATGGCTCTGTACTTACTATTGACGGGCACCACCGGCTTGTCCGATGGAGGCGTGCTGGGAAAAAGACGTATCAGATATACGTTGTTGCATACGAGGCCAGTAAGCCTTTTCAGGTCGACGATATCCCAGCAGCGCTGGTCCCTTACCTTACGCGCAACTGAACCAGACAGACATGCTCTGGTTAGGTAAACTATAGTCTCTTGGTAGGTAAAGGGGAAGGTATATGGCACGTAAGGTATCCCTCTGCGTTGAAGAAGGGCAGCAGGTATTTTTCTACTCTAAGGCTAGATATATAGCGTCGGAGATGGTTCGCGTAACGAGTGTTAGCCCCCTATGGGCCAATCTAAGTAACGGGTTCAAAGCGAACAGATACTCCGGGGTCTGTGACGGCGGGGAGTTCCCTTCGCCGGGGACGATATATTGCAGTACGGAAGACTGGGAGGAGGAGCAGGCGCTGTATAAAACATGGGCCAAGCTGCGCAGGGAGATAGAACGGCTCCATGATCTGCCAGAAGGGATTACGCGCCGGAAGCTCCTTATGGTTCGCAGGCTTTTACAGATAGGTGAGTGATGGAAAGGGTGCGTAGAACCAGAGCCTCTCCTGTGGTAGAATCCACGCCGCTTCGTGTACGCCGTTCCCGTCCTGTCCCCGTGGAGGAAGAGCAGCGAAGGGTACGAAGAACCCGCCCAGTCGCCTCGGGGCTAGATAGGCATAGCGGAGACCCCAGACAGCGCTTTGTAATTGACTGGGGGAAGTCGCTAGGGTGGAAGCTGCAGATATACCTTGTATCCTCGTATCTGTACTACGAGATGAGTAGGTCGATTATCACAGACCATGACTTTGACAGGCTGTGCAAGGAACTCAATGAAGGGTGGAATACTTTCGAGCACCAGCATAAGCACTGCACCAGCCGGGGTGCTATGGTCGCAGGAACTGGGTATGCCAATACGTACCCTTTGATGGTAAGAGGGGCAGCGGATGTGATGCTGCATACGTTTTACGAAGTTTGAAATTGATTTCAAAAGGAGAGATAACTAATGTGGTATGGCCTCAAAGAAGACGGTAAATTGATAGCGGTACGCTACTTTGACCATTACCCAGACATTCGTGATTTTGACGTAATCCCCAGAGGCAGAAAGCACACAATTGTATATGTACGCGTGCGAGAGGTCTGCCGAACACCGTGAGGTCCTATGGATACCATCCTTTTATGTCTCGCTCTGACAGTCTTTCAGGAGGCACGCGGAGAGCCTATTATCGGGCAACGCGCTGTAGCAACCGTAGTAGTAAATCGCGCACGCATACGAAATACCACGATATGTGACGCCGTACTAGAGAAAGGGCAGTTTAGTTGGCACCCTGAGCGGTATATAGCGAAGGTAAAGCGCAGCACCGGGCAGAAAAACGAGCACCGGATAGCCGTATCGCGCCTCCCAACTAGGGCAAAAGGGTGGACTGCTTCGGTAGCTGCCGCCAAGTACGCCCTTTCCACTAAAGAAACACTGCAAAATGCCGAATTTTTCCATGCCTCGCACGTAAAACCGCCTTGGAAAAGAAGGTTTTCAGTGGTTTTTAGGGCAGGAAATCACGTTTTTTACGCTAGAAAGATAGTAAAAGTGGCGCTGCGTGCCGGTTCCCTTCCCGCAAAAGACGCGTAAAATACGTAAAAATCACCTTTTTTAGACGAAACGGGGGCAGAAAATGGACAAAAAACCACCTAAAAAGAAGGAAAACGACAGTAGTCTCAAGGAGCGCGAGGTTTTTCTAGAGAAGCTGGATGCCCAAGCCGAGCATCGTATACGTAACTGGGCGGACCTTTACACCGGGCTTAAGCAGCAAATACACACGTACATCGACAGCCCCTCCAAGGAAGCTGCGGATTTCACTATAACGCTACTTCATTGTTTCGTACTAGCTCTTGAGGACCTGCCGGACGAAGGGGACGCACAGGTAATATACAAGCACATTAACAAACTCCTTATAATGGGAGAGGAAAGAACGGGTGCATACCTTCTAGTGGGGGCAGAAGCCGAAGAGGAGCGCCGTTTGCGTGACGCGTCTGCCGCCGCAGAGGTGGCCCTTGGGCAGGCTTCCGTACCTACTCGGGTTTTGCACTAATGGCGTACATAGACCCTACGCGCCTTCGCCTATCGGACCATTTTCTCTTGTCTGATTTCATAGGGAATCACTCTGTTTTCACGAAAGGGTATAAGAACCTTTTTGTAGACCCTACCGGCGGTAAGGTAAAAGAGGCGAAGCACCTATGCGAGACACTCCTTGAACCACTACTGCAGGAGTATGGGCCGTTAAGTGTATCTTACGGGTATATCTCCCCGGAACTCAGTAAAAAGATCGTGTCGTACCAAGACCCGACGGCCCCCTCCTACCATCGCTGGGATAAAGGAGCAGCCGCAGATATCCTCTTGCACTACCCCCTACAGGTGCAGGGGTATTCACCGATAGAGATAGCGCACCGTATCGATGAACAGTACGACTACTCCCGCATGATTACCTACTCCGAGAGTCCTTTTATCTGTGTCGCCACGCAGATTAACGAAGGGGATAACCCACGAAAGGCGTTTTACGAGAATAGGTATTGTGGGAAAAAGGGGGCGAAACCCACGTATATAAAGAAAAGTGCAACGCCGGAGGGCAGGCGTAAGCAGGCCGCTGCTCTTTTTCTAGAGCATGACTGGCGAGGGGCGGGGTACCCTACCTATCACGGGGGTGGCATTCGACAGCTTCAGCATATACGCGTCTCCAAGTACGCCGTTGCTTCTGACTTCCTGTACTCCACGCATGCAGTACGTGAAGGCATTGCAAATGTCCCCGACATGCGAAGAGATAGCGGTGTGTTCGAGGCAGCAGGGGCCGCGTACGACGACCTTTTGAAAACGTTGGACACCCCACGGATAAGTATTGTGAGAGCCTTTGAGTCTTTCCGCTTTAACGACTATCCTTTATTTGGGTGGAGGGATAATTTTGCAATCGATTTCATCCCCCCTTCGTATATCACTCTTGACGAGCTGGCCGATGCCGCTTTGACTATGCTAGGTAAGCATTTCTGTACCGTAGCTGCGTCGAAGGATACCGGTACCGTTCGTGTAGTAGGAGCATTTGACCATGTTAGCTGAACGCGTAGGAAGAACACGCACGGTAGAATACACAATCACTTACCTGCAGCGTAAGAAAGAGCTTTACATATACGTCGGTAGCACATGGGTAGGGCGTATCATCAAGCGTATCGAGGACCCCTTGCATAAGGAGACCCATTTTGCCGGGTATTTACAGCTACCCGGATGCTGGGGTCCTGTGTCGCGTGCGCCTACAGTGCATGAAGTAAAGATCGAGGTCACAGCCGCTATCCGAGGGTGGCTAGCTACGCTCAGTGCCACGCCTACCGATCCGGAGGAGAGGCCAGAGAAAGAGACGCAAAACGGTAGAGTACGCCGCACCCGCGCTGCCCCTACCCCCTACATCGTACCTACTAGGGTAAGGAGAACGCGGTGATGTGCGTACTATGGAAGGTAGTAGAGGAGCGTACTGCCTATGCGTAAAGGGGCGTATCCGCGAGAGTTAAAGAAGTTTTGTATCAGGTACGCGCATAAGGCACAGACGGGATACCCCGTAGCTGGGGTGGTCGTAGTAGTTGATGCTAGAGGGAAAGGGTACACACGTATTCGTTTCGACGAGGCATTAGTTGGCGCGGTGGGTAAGGCTATGCCTATGGGGGTTTCCCCGGAGCACCCATGCTATCTGAAAGTGCTTCAGGTACTAGGTACAGAGAGGTGGCGAGTATTTGCGTACTACCTTGACGCGGGACGAGGAGTACTGCTTTGGGAGGCGGGAGAGAAACCCGCTTGGGTTAAAAACGTAAGGAGAGACGATAATGGAAAGACTCAGAAGGCAGAAGGTGTTGAACCTTGAAGAGGAGCCTGAAGACATCGGTGAAGAGGAAGAGGCCGAAGAGGTCGAAGGTACCGGAGAGGAGGCCGCTGACCTCCTGAATGAGCCGTCCTACGAAGTTGCCGAAGGGGAGACTGTGCAGCAGGCGCAGGACCGGATAGAGGCAAAATACAAGGCACGGGCTAAGTCTCCCCTCAAAGCTATTCGTGCGTTTTGCGTTCTTTGTATGGGCGCGCAGCCGCGAGAGGTGGCGCATTGTACAGCGACAAGTTGTGTTTTATACAAGTTTCGCTTCGGGCGGAACCCTTACCAGAAGAGAGGGTAATATGACAAGGGTAGAAAAAGAGGCAACTGAAAGTGCAAACCCCGAGGAGTACACGGGCAGCGACGTAAATTACTATTTGGTGCAGGTAAGCCAGCCAAAGAGGCTTGTCCCTTACGCTGCCGAATGCGAGGACATCATAGAGGCTCTAGGGATGACCTTCGCGGAGGGTTGCGCGTTCAAGGCTATATGGCGCTCATGTGCAGCCCGTACGTACGGCGTTAAGAAGAAAGGGCAGGATGCGCATGGCGTGTACGACGCGGAGAAGATCATCTATTACGGGAAGCGTATGCTGGCCCAGCGGAGGAAAAAAGCCGACGCGTAGTTGCAGACGATTTCAAAATCAAGAACCCCGCCCAGTGCGGGGTTTTTTATTGCCTATTACGCCCAGTCTGTTGTCTTTTTCTGCCAAACTGTTTATAGTCTTCAGGCAAATCTCACACATGGGGCGGTGACACGTGAAAACTAACGGTAGAGTCTATGAAGCAAAGGTTGATGAGGTACATTCTGGGGATGACTTCATCGTTCTGGTAAATCTAGGGGTTGATGGCCTATACAAAAAGACCCGAGTACGTCTGTATGGAGTAGACGCCCCCAACGCATACAAGGCACGGGCGGATACGGATGCTGGCAGAGTACGCGATGAGGTAAAACAGCTCGTCAATGGCAAGTGCCTTGTAGAGATAATCGCGGAGGGTAAAGGAGGCTGGATCGTGAACATGACAGTGTTCGACGATAACGGTCAGCCCGTATGCCTTAACTCCCTCTTACGTGATCGCGGCTATGTGTATACCGCTACTAAACCCTCCTAAGAGGACACTACATGGAACCGAAAAGAATTACCCGCTCCCGTACGCGGGGGGATGTTGCCCTAACTACTCGTGTTGTTAGTGTGCCCAGAAAACGCGCTGACGTATCCCGGCAGGTAGAGGCGGATAGGTCGAATGGTCTTGCCGCCAGTACTGCCCCTATCACCCCTCCTTACGATATTGATGGCCTTCTATACGTCTATGCACAGAGCAACATGCTGAAACAGTGCGTAGAGGCATACGTAACGAACATCGCGCTATGCGGGTATGAGATAGTCCCTGCGGCTAAAGGCGTACCGATGGACCCGGCAGAGGTGGAAGAGCTGCAATCGTTTATAGATAGCGCTAACTCCGAGGAATCCCTTACTGGCCTGATCGCAAAACTGGAAGAGGATTACGAAAAACTAGGCCATTCCTATATCGAAGTTATCCGGGACAGAACCCGCCGTGTTTCCATCTTGCGCCACGCTAGGGCATCGGTTACTCGGGTGTGCCCCAAAGACCCTCAGACAGTCCCAGTACGCTATGATGTACGGCGAGGCCGGAGAACGTCCTACGTTACAGAGATGCGTACTTTCCGTATCTTTAGGCAGCAAGACGGTGGTGCCATTACCTACTTCAAAGAGTTTGGGGACCCCCGTAAGCTTGACTACAGGACAGGATTATTTGCTACTACAGAGCGCCCTGTGCCTCCGGAAAACGAGGCTACTGAGTTGATCCACCACCGGCAGAACTCTGAAGACGCGTACGGGGTGCCTCGTTGGGTTAGCCAGCTTCCATCTATCCTCGGCAGTCGTGAGGCAGAGGAGGTTAACCTACGGTATTTCGAGGATAACACTGTCCCACCGATGATCTTGTCCGTCTCTGGGGGCAGACTAACGGCTGAATCCTTCCGGGGGCTTAAAACTTTGCTAAACCAGCAAAGCGTAGGCAAAGAGAGGCAGAACAAAATCCTGCTGGTAGAGGCCGTACCTGAGCGTGAAAGTCTGGACGACAAAGGCTCTGTACAGCTCAAGGTGGATAAGCTCACGGATGCACGGCAGAGCGACGGACTGTTCAAAGAGTATGACGAATCCAATCAGGCAAAGGTACGGTCATCTTTCCGCCTTCCGCCTGCTTCAGTAGGTCTCTCGCAGGATGTCACTTTCGCTACGGCTAATGTGTCTCAATTCATCGCGGAGACACAGGTATATGCCCCGCAGCGTAAGTTACTTGACGAGATGCTAAATAAGCGACTGGTCAATCACATGGAAGGGCTGGCCCTCTCTACTGTCGCACTCCGTAGTCAGACTCCGGCTATTACCAACCCAGAAGGATTGATTAAGAGCCTGACCGCCCTAAACGTCATGGGGGCCGTAACGCCGCGTCGTGCGCTTATAGCGGCCAACTCGATTCTGCAGATCGATATGGACCCATACCCGGAGAAGGGAGAAGAAGGGTACGAAGAGTGGATGGATAAGCCGATCATCTTTGCCGCCAAGGGCGATAGCGGGAATACTGGTATCGATCCAGCGAAGACGGGCAACACACACGCAGAGCAGGAAGGTAAAGATGCCGACACTAAAGCGGTAGAAGCGGACGGTGATACCTCGGCAAAGAACCCAGAACACGGACAGGAGTAAAAAATGCAATCGATTGCAAAAGAAGTACGCCTGTCTATCAGGGCCGATAAGGAGTGGGAGCGGGTAGTTTTCGCCGAAGTCCTTATCCCTGACGTTCCCAATGTATTCGGGGACTACTGGACGCGAGAGAGTGTTAAGCAGGCTGCGTACGTTTTCATGCAGGCAGGTTTCGGTATAGACGTTGAGCACGATAACGTCGACGTACAAGGGACAGGGGCCGTAGTGGTTGAGTCTTTTATCGTACGCAAGGGCGACCCGGACTTTATCGAAGGCTCATGGGTGGTAGGCATGCGGATCATTGATGATGCCCTATGGGCGGGGGTGTTGGACGGGACAATCAATGGGTACTCGTACGAGGCTCTGGTTGAATTCTTTTCAGGATTCATTACCCTTGTAGATGACGGCATGCGACGGGGGATTACGGAGCCTGACCTAGAGGACGGACACACTCACGAATTTGTAGTACTGGTCGATATGAATAACCGACCTATTGATGGCGGTACCACAGTGACGGACGGGCATGCGCATACGATCTCTACGCATACTGTCACCGACGAGGCCGACGGGCATACCCATAGGTTCAATCTTGTAAGCGGAAAGGATGGAAAATGACGCTAAGGCGCATCAAACGGATGGACGGGATTGCGGAGGAAGTGACAAAGCCTGTCGAAGTAAGTAAACTCATAGAGCCAAAGTTCTTGACGCTGACGGAAAAGCCCGCAAATCAAACAGCGTTCAAGGTTATTCGTGATGATACAAATGGAGAAGCCCCAATGACTGAGAAGACGCCTGCCGTTGAACCAACGCGCCGCCGCCGAATCCGTTCTACACAGCGCTCTTCGTTGCTCTTCGTAGAGTTCCCGGAAGGGGCTACGGATGAAGAGGTGACGCAGGTGGCTGTAGAGTACGGTCTTGAAGAGTACGAAGTTACGCAAACGGCAGACGGTAGAAAGTGCCTGAAGCGTAGCGACCTCCCGGAAATCCCGAAGGATGCCCTTACCGTAGGTATCGGCGGTGGGCGTAAGGCAGGAGTGGTTAGGGCCGCGACCCCTGCCCCTGCGGCAGAGGCCATGCCCTATATCGAGACGGTTGCTGTAGAGTTCGATAAGGCAAAATTTGCCACGGAAGACGCAGTTATGGGGTACCTGCAGCGGTACGATATTGACTTCCTTGAGCAAGGCGTCGAGAATACGGACAAGCAGATTCGTGTTGTGCGTTCCGAGTTGGCTCCTGATGCAGAAATTCGCCGCGTAGAGGTAGAGACCGGGGTAGTGGCAGTAGTTACCCGTGCAGCGGTACAGGAAGTCTCCCTCGTCCCCTCGCCTTTCACCGAGATTGTCTGCGAAGAGTGTTATGGGCAGTGGGGGTGGGGGCAGTTGGACTTCAACGCAATCATGGCAGACATTGAGTTTTGCGAAGCGGCTGATGAGGCTACCTACCGTCTCCGTAACTTGATCGAACGTATTCTGTTCTATAGCCAGCTTCCGATCATTGCACGTAAGGAATTGGTAAATCGTGCTTGTACGCAGTTTGGCGATTACGTCGGCGCTCTACTTGACGGCCTGCCATCAAAAGTTGTATTAGTTAATCGTTCCACTCTCGAAACCAAGAAGGAGACTCAAGTTATGACCCAGAAGACCAACGATCCGGCACCCGCTGCTGCCGTTGAAACCGCCGCTGTTGCCTCCGTTGCTGCTACTGCGGCCACTGACGACAGTACCCCTATCACGCGCTCAGAACTCAAGACAATGATCGCGGAGAGCATCGCCACAGCGCTCGCTTCTGTTACGACCGCTACGACTGCTACTACGGAGACTACCGCCCCGACCCCTGAAACTGTGGCACGGGCTGATGACACCCAAGGTGAAGGCGAAGTTGCTACGGCGGCTACGTCGGTTGACTCGGTTGCCAAGTCTGTTGAGGGACTTGCTGCCACAATTCAGACGCTGGTATCCCGGATGGACACGCTGGCCGGTTCTACCACCGTACGCTCGGACAGTAGCGACAGTGTGGTAGCTGCGCCGAAGACTGACGTATTCGCTGGAATCTTCAGCACCAACCGCAAGTAATTGCAATCAATTTCAATTTTTGGAGAAACAGAAAATGACGACCTCGAACCAGAGCCTTATCGCCCGTGCCGACCTCGCACTGTCCGACCTGACCGCGAATGGCGGCATGCTGCAGCCGGAACAGGCCAATACGTTCATCGATATGATCCTCGAACAGCCGACCATCCTGAAGCAAGTTCGCCAGATTCGCATGAACGCCCCGGAACGCAAGATCAATCGTATCGGCTTCGACTCTCGCATCCTGCGCGCTGCAGTGCAAACCGGTGGGGCCAAGGACGACGGCGATAACGACCGTTACGTTCGTGCGGCGGATCGCGCAAAGCCTACGACTTCGCAGATCACCTTGAACACCAAGGAAGTGATTGCCGAAGTTCGCCTGCCGTACGAAGCACTGGAAGACAACATCGAAGGCCAGTCCCTCGAATCGCACATCATGCGCCTCATCGCTGAACGCGCTGCTGTCGATTTGGAAGAGTTCGGCCTTGCCGCCGATACCGGCTCCGGTGATTCCTTCCTCGCACTGCAAGACGGATGGCTGAAGCGCATGACCCCTCACGTGGTCAACAACCTTGCGGCTGGCTGCAACCCAGACCTTTTCACTGCCGGTCTCTTGGCTATGCCGCAAAAGTACCTGCGTAACCTTGCCATGCTGCGCCACTTCGTTTCTGTCGCCAACACCATCAAGTACCGCCAGAATATCTCGGCGCGTCAGACAGGCTACGGTGACTCTGCGTTGCAGCAAGACATCCCGATCTTCGGTCAAGGCGTCAAGGTAGAGGCCGCTCCGATGCTGGCGGCGGTTGGTGTAGGCAGCTCCGGCTTCCTTACCTACCCGCAGAACCTGATCTTCGGTATCCAACGCGATGTTCGCATTGAAACGGATAAGGACATCCGTAGCCGCGAGTACATCATCGTCCTGACGGCACGCGTTGCCCTGCAGATCGACGACGTGCAGGCGACCGTCAAATACACCAACATCTAACAACGACACTTTGGGGGCTTCGGCCCCCTTGTGCGTTTCTGGCTTATAGGAGAAAACGATGCTGAACAATCTTCGGGGCGTTAGCCCCGGTCAAGTTTCCAACGTGGCTATGCTGGTGGCCCTTGCCGAATTGCAGGGGCTGTCCTTTTCACTGCTCCCCGGACAAAGCGCGGGGGTTAAAAACCCTGTAACCGCTATTCGCCCCGAGGACACCATCCTTGCTGCATGGAATAACAGTGCCGGTACCATTACGGACGTTACGGGTACCACCACGATTCTCGATACCCGCGCTGTCGCAACGATTACCTTGACCTCAGTTGCCGCAAACGATACAGTCGTTGTTGGCGGTCTCTCGTACAAGGCCGTTGCCGGTGTTGCCAAGGACTTTACGGAGTTCTCTGTCGGCGGTACCGATACGCAAGATGCCACCGCTCTCTCTGCTGCTATTAACGCTCGTGAGAATGCGCGGGATACCTCGCAAGTAACGGCGACAAGTGCTACCAATGTTGTTACGGTTAAGGCAGTGGCTGATGGTAGTGCAGGTAATGCCGTTACCCTTACGAAATCGGGCAGCGGTATCGCTGTCAGTGGGGCTACGCTTTCGGGCGGCACGGCAACAGGCGGTATCAGTACCGTAGGTGCAACCAATCAGGTTATCCTGATCTGGGCCAACAAGAAGTAAGTAGTTAGCAGGGCGCGGGGTAACTCCCGCGTCTCTTTGAAATCAATTGCAAAAAGGTAAGGAGTACATCATGGCTGGAACTGCAAACGTTACACTGAAACTCGTAAGTGGCGCACGGTACGCTATCCCCAAGCTGAAGGCTGACCCGCTGCTCAAGGGCGAGACCATTACGGTTGATCGTGAGGCTGCTGATATGCTGCTCGACGATCACTGGATCGACGCGGCACAAAATAAGCAGAAATACTTTGAGGAAGTATCCGCCGAAGACGCTGCTACAGCCAGCGAAGATGACGGCGATGGTACGGCCAGCGAAGATGGCGACGGAGAGGCTAAACCTGCAGCACGCCCCCGCAACCGCGCCAACAAGTAATCCTAAGTAACACGAAAGGTCTAGCGATGAAACTAGCAACTGCAAGCCGCGTACTGCTCTCGATGAGCATTGTCGAAAACGTAGGCTCCCTTGCAAGTGCGGGGCAGGCGCTGGACCTTTCTACCCCGTTACTAGAAAACCTGCTTGAGACTACCTTTGGTGCAGAAAGCCGAACTGACTACTTCGATGTCATTAGTGGAGAGCTTTGTTTCCGTGCTACCAATCGTTTTCTACTCAAGGAGACCGTAGTAGTGCGGCTCTCAACAGATGGCCTGCCTCTTACGTCCCCTACGATGGGTGAGATACAGGACCCATCCACGTATTCGTTAGACCCCGATTTAGGTACGATTACCTTCCGTGGCGCTATCCGGACGGGGACATGTATGCTCTCGGTAGCCTACACCTCTGGTTTCGAGGTTGGGTACGATGATCTTACGGTTTATAACGACGTTCCTGAGTGGCTACAGGCATGTGCGGTTGCTACAGCCGTGCATGTACAGAATACTTTTCCTTCCTCGCCAGCAAATCGCAAGGGGGCCTCCGTGTCTGCGGTTAGTAACGAGATTCGCGGCATTGCGTCTCATCTAGTGAATAGCCGCATGCGCCCTCGCATGACAGCCACTTTTCCCTCTTCAAGTTCTGTAAATGAGTGATAGTCGGCAAGTTCTGGGGAGTAAGGCGTTACTTGCCAAGCTCCGTAGGGTAAGTGCTGCTGCCTCTGGGGTCGTAGGTGACGTAGAGTTAGAGCGACTACTGCTTAGTAGGGTACGGGCTAGGTTTGAGCAAGGCGTGTCTCCTGATGGGACGCCGTGGCCGGGGTTAATGGAATCCACGGTAGCCTCCAAGAAGAGGCATGGCTTTAGGCGACCCGAAGCCCCTCTGCAAGCTACGGGCAGGCTTCTACAATCAATTCAGATTATCCACGGCAGTAACGAGGGCCTTCTAGCAGGTAACACTGGCGCTGGGTTTCGTATAGGTATTTCTGATAAGATCGCTGCTGTGTATGGGCGTCTGCACAACTACGGGATTGGGCAGGAGCGTAGGCAGTTCATCGGGCTAGGAAGACTAGACGTGGTAGCAGTTAGTGGTCTCCTACGCCGCCGTTTGAAATCAATTGCAAAGGCATAGAGTATGGGCGCTTCGATTGACACGCTGCAGAAGGAGCTAGAGACGCTAGTGAAGGGGGTTACGGCCTTCTCTGCTAGCGGTTTCTCTTCTTTCGATATTGACGATCTTGCGGCACAGGCTGAGGGGCAAGGTCTTATCTTTCCGGTAGCCGGGGTCATGTACGCAGGATGCGCCCCGGTAGAGAAGATTCAAGGGGCGAATGGGGCAAGCCCTGTAGCCATATCGGCACACGCGGCCAGTATCGTCACCATGCAGTTTACAGTGGTGATAGCGATACAGTATCATTACGGTGGTCAGGACGACACCAAGCCACAAGCTACGTCTCTACTTGACGATCTGCGGAACCGGATTATGGGTTACAAGGGTGTAAATAACAGGCCGTGGCAATTCGCTGGTGAAAAGCCGGAACCCGCCGCATCGGGCGACGGTATCGCGTTCTACTCGCAGGTATGGCAAACGGGTGTTTCGGCTGTTGGAAAAACTTAACAATTCTTCACATTAGGAGATTCACAATGAACAACTACTACTCTGGTCAAGGTAGCATGTACACGGCAAAACGTGATCCCGCTACCGGTGCCCCCCTTGGCTTCATCCCGGTAGGCAACGTACCTGAAGTTTCAATCGATATCGAGGTATCGAAATTCGAGCATAAGGAGTCGGAGTCCGGAGGGCGTTTGCTGGACCTCACACTGGTCAAGGAGAAGAAGGGCAAGTTCTCTATGAAGATGGAGAATGTCTCTCTGGAAAATCTGGCGATTGGCCTGTACGGAGAGAGTTCAGTCGTCGCGTCGGGTACCGTAGCTGTGGGTTCTCCTGAGCTGGTCAAGGTACCGAAGATCGCCACGGCAGGTATGCGTTTCGCCCTCAAGCACCCGTCAGTCGCTGCTGTGGTGGTGAAGGACGCAACGGGCGTTACGACCTACACCGTCGATGATGACTACACTGTTGACCCCACGAATGGCGTGATTACGCTGGTTTCCGGCGGGGAGATTCTGGCGGATGCAGCGGCTATCGTGGCCCCGGCGACTATGATGGACATTCAGGTCAGCTACACGTACGGTACGTACACGAATCTGGAAGCCTTTACGCAGGCGGTTTCACCTGAGCGCTGGCTGCGTTTCGAGGGACTGAATACGGTTGACGGCGCGCACGTTATCATTGACT